AAGGTAATGCCGAAGTATTAAGAGATAAATCATATGAAGCTAAATTAGATTTTGCGATAGCATCTAATGATCAAGCTATTACTCGTAATGGTCGTATGGCTATTACCTTTCTTGATGATTCAAAAGTAAGACTAACAGAACATAGCAAGTTGGTGATTGATGAATATATCTTTGACCCAGACCCATCAAAAAGCAAAATGGCTCTCAAATTTGCAAGTGGTACAGCGAGATTTATAACAAGTAAATTAGGAAAAATTGCCAAACAAAATATTCAGCTCAGCACTCCAACTGCCAACATTACAATACGAGGTACAGATTTTACCTGTACTGTTGATGAATTGGGGCGTTCTCTCATTATTTTATTACCTGATGATAGCGGTTTACCTAGTGGTGAAATACTGGTTACAACAGCTATTGGCACTGTCACTCTTAATAAACCTTATCAAGCAACAACAGTAGATGTTTTTGAAAGTGCTCCAAGTGTTCCTGTAATACTTGATTTATCTTTAGATATGATTGATAACATGTTGATTGTATCTCCACCTGAAGAAGAGTTTGGCGAAGAAGAAACAGTTTATTCAAGCGAAAGCGATTCTATATTAGATTTTAGTGATCTTGATATTGATTATTTAGCAGAAGATGAATTAGAAGAAGATAGTCTGGAATTTACGGAACTTGATTATGATGCTCTTGATACAAATTTTCTGGAGGATTTATTACAGATTATTGATGACTTTGATCAAGAAGAACAAGATGCTCTGCAAGATGTCAATTCTACCATCTTATCAGGAACAAAATTAGGTCAAGATTTAGAAACACAAATCACATCGTTTATTGTTGGTGATACTATAACTTTACAAAGGCAAGTTTCCAATTTCGCAAGAGTTGATTTGAATATTGATGGGTCATATACAGTAATATTTATTCAAGATGGTGTGTCAAAAATTGTAAAAATAAATGGGGGAAGTTCATCAGTAATAAGAATTACTCAGGATTAATAAATAAATTATTCCCTTTATTTTTTGTTTTATTGCTGAGTTTACCTCTGCTTTTTCAACATACTTATCAACAGGTTATTAAACTTAGAACCTTTGATTATTTTGTTCCAAAGTTTGAAGAATCAGGATATTTTACTGTGATAAACCTTGATGAAAAATTTGTTGATGAACAAGGTGGTTATCCAATACCAAGATTGGAGTTAGCTAAAATCCATGCAGAAATAATAAATGCAGGAGCTTTAGGTGTGGGCTGGGTTCTTGCTATGCCTCATAAAGATAGATTAGGTGGAGACGAAGCATTTGCAGAAGTCCTTGGTCTGTCAAATTCTGTGTTATCTATTTTTGAATATGAAAACAATATTTATCCACAGACTGTTGGCACGGTAATTCTTGGTGAAGATGTAAAGACAAATTTTATAAAAGGGACAATTAATAATGTTGAACCTTTACGATCAAGCACAAACGAGGGTCTTGCATCTGCATCTGTTGATGTTGATAATCTTGTAAGACAGATACCGCTTTTATATCAAACTCCTGATGGTTGGGTTGCTTCTTTTGCAATTGAAGTTTTAA